GCACATAATGAAATCCCAACTCGTCAGGCTTTTTCGAAGACACGATAAGCAGCGGCCCTCTGCGTTCTGTTTTCCATGTACGGGTTTCAATTTTTTTGAATCCGTACACAATCAGGGAGGCCCAGGGCTGTTTGACTGACAGGGCTTTGATAGTCATTTCATTTCCCCAAATAAGGCCGTTTGTCTGTTTTGGTATGGTGTTCACAGCAAGAATTGAGCTGCACAGTAGGGCGATCTCCGTTCTTTTTGTTTGTGCAATAGTAGCTTAACTGCCCTTTGATATAGTGCCAGTCAATGTGTTTGCAGCTATAACACACATCTTTTTCGGTAATCACTCCTCAGCCCTTTCGATGAGGGATCTAGCTTTTGGTACGATGCAGTCTTTGGTGTGTCCTTTTATCCCAAGGCAAGACTCACATTGCCATGTATCACTGGAAACCCATTTTATGCAATATTCTGATCGTATTATTTCAGACAAGACTTCCAGCATTTCCTGATTGAGCTTTTTTAGCCTGCACGCTTCATTGATCTTTTCAGCGATAAATCTTCCACGTTCTTCGCTATCCGTGTAACACAATGATCCGTTGGCCGTTTTTGAGAAAACCCCATGCGTGCATTTAAAAAATGTCGAGGGGACATCAACAAAACAGTCGTCTTTGTTTATGTCATCAAACTCTTTCATTTTTCACTCTCCTTTCACAAGCCCTCTTGCGAGAAGGACGGCGGTGATTACCTCGCGTTCTGTTTTTATTGGTTTTACCCATCCGCCTTCCCCATCAGTATAAATCAACTCAAGACCATCGATGTAATAATTTGGCTGTTTCATAGCTTCCAGCAGCATCGGCATCGCCGTGTTCCAGTCCAGATCCATATTGCAAACACATCTGTATCTATGTCTATCTCTGTAGATCGTATCACACAAGCAACACCTGCAAAGAGGATGTGATGTCTTAAATTTGTGTTCTCTATGAATTTTAAGTAACCACGCCGCCTTATATGCAAATGCTTCATCGCTTAACTTTTGTAGTTCTGTGAGGGTCATGCTTCTTCTCTCTCTCTAATTTCAGATCTAGCACTGATTATTTCATTAAAAGCTGAAAATACCGCGGCGGTCGATCTTGGCCCTGCAATGTGATTCTCTAAGTGATCCAAGATAATTTCCATCTCATCAACGCTTAGGGCGTCAAATGCTTTGCTGTTTCTCGGAGTTATCCATCCACGCTTTATAGACTCTCTACACTTCCTTATGCCTTCGTGTGTAGTATTTTCACAGCCTTGATCAAAGGATCTTGACATTGCAATTAAAGCATTAAACATGTGCATTACTCTTCCTCCGTTCCGGCCTGGCCCTGCATGGCATCGTGCTGAGAAATATCTTCGTTATTGAGTATGTGTGAAATCTTCCCTATCAATCGCTCAGAACTCGCTTTGTCTTTCAGTCGATGAATCATTTCAGAGAAGATCAAATCTCTATCGTAAAAAATTCCGAATTCCCCAGAGAACACCCGTTCAGAAATTTCAACTAATTTCGTAGTTGATACTGACTTTAAATATCTGGCCTTTGGGAGTTGCTTTGCAATATGCTGAGCAAGATATTCCATACTCATTCCTTTACCTTTTCACTCTGCGTAAGGCGCTTCGGCTAATAACCTCAGTCTGGCCGTTCTCAAACTCAACAAGTGCCGTGTCCAGTTTCCCGCGAGCTAATACTCGTAGCTTTCTTTTGTACATTGCCTTTTGCTTTGCATTGGCTTTTTTGCTACTTGGGCTTCCCCATGCGTAATAGTATTCATGTTTTGACACTTAACTTGCCCGTCTCTTTTCGGCACGGCCATGCTTTCGAGAACCTCGATTAATCTTTTTTTGTCTGTTATGATATATCCCGCCATCATCGTAACAGCCTTTCAGATGAGAACTCATCGCTATGTTATGCTGATCACATGAAGGACACGGATCAGCCCGCTTTTCAGAGTTCCATCTCCACTTGCACAATGAACATCTGTGTTCATAAAGTATTATGTCTTTCATTTTGAATCCTTCTATTTGAAAAATACATTATTCAACAGATGCACCTATTGATACAAGAAGCATTACTAACGGTATTATCCATGTCCAGAAGACTTGATAAAACATAAACCATCCATATTTCATCATGAGTGATTTGTAAATTATCTTCCCGATAGACTCAATAGCATGATCAAACTCCTGGCCCGTAATCTGTTGTATTCCTGTAGCGTATCCCATGGACTCAGGATCTTTTCCGATCAACTCCTTACATCTATCAGACAGACTTTGCAAGACAATGATTTGGTTTGATATTTTATTTTGTTCTGTCTTCCAAATAAAAGCCCCGTACTCAGGAAGGTTCCGTGATTGTATTTCATCGACAAATTTATCAAGGAATTCTGCCTTCTTTGCCGGCATACTTGCATCGTCAGCAAGGTCAAGAACGGCCATGACTTTCTTTGCCTGATACCATTGAAACGCTCTTACAATGTCGAGTGATATTACGATAATTAGCGAAGCTGAAAATGTAATCCAACATAAAGCTTTCATTTCATATCCTTTCATGTTTTCTGTTTCAGATAAAGCCCGGCCCAGGGACAGTGAAGGCAGGGCCGGGCTTGTTTGTTTTCGCCGTGTATTGATCTGTGTACTCAAACAAATCCACTTGTGCAATATAAACATTTATGGCCTCTAAGCGAAAGCAAATGCCCGCCACGGCTCACAGGCACTATACGCGAATAATATTCAAGGCACGAAACGGTCCTGCTGTGTCCTCGGAAAAGAACTAATTTCCAAACAGTTCTTACCATGTTCACAAACACTGAGTCGGACCATTTCATAATTTTCTCCAAATACCCAATTAATACCCAGGACGGGGTATCCGCCATCTGTGATTAATACACGACGTAATTCGAGATACGGAGCACTCCAAGGGCAATGCGCAACATATCAGTAATCACGCCGTTTCGTGACCTCTCCAGCGCCTCAGCCGCATCAACCTGCTGCTCAAGCGATTCAACGTATTTTTCATGCGCTTCCAGGAGTACGGAGGCAGGCACATTTTTCTTGACCAGAGCCCAGGCTTCGGATTGGGCCCCGTATGCAAGGAATGATAAAAAAGATTCCATATCGGCATCGGCCATACCGATCAGTCCTTTCAGATAGGCCTCCGCATTGGACCGCATTGCCTCCGGAAGCTTTCCGATTAGTTCGGATAAATTAACCTGGTTCATTCGTCATTCACCTTTCCGCCGTCCAGGACGGCTTTAAATGCTCTCGCATTAAGTGCAATTCCACGGCAGGCGTCTTCGACGGTCAGGGATCCGTTTTCGCAATGCTGAATATACCCCCCTGTAATGTCCAGGCAGCCGAGAATATCGGCCTTGATGGCCGGACGTAACTCCGCATTTTGATATAACATCGTCATCGCCTCTTGCTGCTGTGCTAATTCAACGCAGGCGTCGGCAATCTGCATGTGGCCGGTTTCACAAGATGAAACGGCCTCCATTGAATCATTATAAGATTCATACACCCGGCTCTGCAGTCCGGAGTCCATTGCGATGATCGGCGTGCAGCCGGCCAGTGGCAGCAGCGACAACGAGAGAAACAGCAGCAGCATAAACAAGATCATATAAGATGCTCCTCCGCTCCCTCCAATAGCTTTCTTGGCAGTTATTCTCCCATAGATAGCAACAACGGCACAGACAGCCTCTATGATTTGATAAATCGCATCAACGGTCTGGCTTTGGTCATCGGCGCCGAAATCAATGCCGAGATGACCAAGCCCGAGAGCGATGAGCATAATCAAAGAGGCCCATACTGTTTTGCTTTTCCACGCTGGCTTCGTACTTTCCATGTTTTTCCCTTTCAATTTTTGATTGTTTATTTTTATGCATTACAATTCAGTAATTTTAATTTCTGTTCTTGGATTCAAACTATATTTTTTGATTGCCGTAATAACACACACGAAACAGTCATCTTTCCAAAAGATCCCGTTGAGCGTGTCAAGAATAAATTTGATGACGTTGTCAACGTCGTATCGCTTGACTGTGTGATAAACAGGGGCATTCGGTTTTAGCTGATCACTGTACTTGCCTGTTCGGTAGTGCGATTTTGGCCTGGAAAAATACAACTTAAGATCCACACGAAGCGGTATATCCAAAGGCATCGTCGGTCTAAACTTAATCGCCTGCTGAAGAAATGTTTCTTTATCTTCGGCAGACGGATCAACGCCGTGTTTTTTGCCCGTATGCTTATTCGTAAATACTCGCACACGCTTCAAGGCCTTTGGATCTCCGATAACTGTAAATTTAATCATTTCTTTTTTTCTTCTTTTTCGTGATCATGTTTATTATTCAGCAATTGTTTTTTAAGCTCCAAGCTCGTTTTGAATCCAAAGAGTCTTGGCTCCTTAGAAGACTTTTCTATCGATCAATTATTCTATCACTGTTGACCATGTTGCCTATTCAGCGTCCCGTATGTCGTTACGCGACTAAATGCCGTCTTTTTGTTCGCCGCCATAATTGATTTTCCTTTCATGAAAATAAGCAATTTTTATCGATAAAATCTAAGCGTTCTTTTCTCGCTTTATGAATATCCAAACCGTCATTTCTAGCCCAGGTTCCTTTTCTTTGTCGATTGATCGCTTCATGCGCCTTGCTGCAGCATCGTTCGAAGATCTCAATCGTTGTGTTTTCCACCTGGACCTGTGTATATTCCTTTGTCTCGATGCACTGGAAAATAACAGGAATCAATGAAAAGCCCCTGCCCGCTTTTTTTAAATTCTTCTGAATACATTCAATAAGATCTTTTCTTTGCACTGTTTTGTAATTACTGTTCTGAGCGGATTCATAAATCGCATTGAGGACTATCTCAACGTCGCAATTCAGTTTTTTTATATACCGCTTAACAATTTCCAAGTCGGCAACGTCAGAGTTTGGGAAGTACAGATTAAGCTCAGTTATCACACTGTCCATTTCAAGTTCAGTCATCATATCCGCATCGCCTTTTTCTTTTCCTCGATTGTCATTTTTTCAGGCTTTAAGTTATTTGTCTTCCATTTCTCAGGATCGTAATTATCAATGTCGAAATATGCAGACCGATATTTTCCTGTCTTTTCGGGATTCAAAAAATCACGAAGAAATGTTGCGCATTTAAAATCACCTGCCATTGTATTTTTGATCTTGCGTGCATCTCCGTAATTTTTAACAGCTTCAATAATTTCACCAAATCTCAGGTGATTCAGAATCCGCGTAATTTCAGAGGCAAGAGATTCAATGTCAGATTCAGTGACTTTTTTCTTCGAGGCTTTATTCCAGGTTTTAATTAATTCCTGAATATATTTATCTTGATTGTGACTGAACTCAAATTGCTCCGTTGTCAGTGATGGCATTGCCATTTTCGAATTTTGTGACGGGTTAATACTATTATCAATAGTATTACTTAACGAGGTAGAAGTAGAAGATGAATAGCCATTTTTTGCCAATGGCAAAACTTTGGCATTGCCATTTTCGTTTTCATGGCTATGCCATCTTGATTTAGCACCTTTCTTTCCTGCCTCCTGTCTTCTAAGTCTTGATTCCTCTTGGCGTTGCATTTCTTTAAGAACTCTTTTATGCATGGCAATGCCATTGTCTATAACAAACTTTCCCTTGATCTTGTTCCAGAGTTTTTCTGCAGTTTTTTTTCGATTAACTCTGAATAATTTGCAGAAAAAGTCCGAATTAACTTCAACTTTTCCGCCGTTTATCCAAAGATAACTTATCATTTGCCAGTAGCAACCGACCGATTCCATGTCCCACAACATGACTTCCGGATCACTCAAAAGGTCGGCTGGATAGTATTGAAAAGCAGGTGAATTTTTGCTTTGTTCATTCGACATGTTAATCCCTGAATAATACAGATTGCGTTCCCGGGTTTTGTTGAAAATGAATGTCCATCCAGAATTCGGACAGGCGGCCCGTGGCGTTGCTGAGTCGCTTAAAAGGACTCGCCGGCACTATCAGTCTAATGTCTTTAAGTTTGTTCATCCTGGCGGATATGGAGCTCTTTTCCAGGTTGATCCCGCAACGTCTAAGATAAGCCTGGATGTCGGCTATACAGGTACCGGATCGGCCGAAATGGATTATCGCATCATGTACAAGTATAAGCTGATGCGATCTCAGATCGTCTGTCTTTTTATGAGCGTCCTTGCTGGTTTGAGTAGCCATGGCAATCCTTTATTTGCAAAGTCTCCATATCTCGTAGACGAAAGGCCACAGAAATATTCCCGCATACACAGTTTTCCAGAATCTGTAATTGAAACGGCAATTATATTCACTTGCACTTTGAATTGCGTAGTAATAAAACAATGCGCCAAATAGCATACTGAGCAGTTCTATGAGCCTTATCATTTTAATATCCTATCCGTTCGAAGAATTTGTCGAGTTCGTTTCTGTCAGGAATGGCCGTCGACATAGCCAGGCTATCTTCCAAATATTCGTCGTAATCGCCGAATCCGCCGATTTCCTTATGAAATTCATCAAGGGCCTCATTCTTTACTTCCATGAATTGATTGAAGAATGAATGAAAAAGTATACGATGCTCAATGCATGAGCCATAAGCAGCATTGATCTTTTTTTCGCAATCACGAATTAACGCACAGAGCTTTGATACTTTGTCTTGAGTTAAGCCATCAACCTGATTGTCAAATATTTTTTTCAGCCGATTTGGCCTGCGTTTGTTGTTCATAATCAATCCTTTACAGTAGCATCGACAATGGCTCTCAAGCTCCTGCTGCCGATACTGACATGAGCTTCGTGATCTCCTGTATACAATGCAATATCGTAACAAAAGTCTGACATTGCTTCCAAATGCATGACGCATTTGCCATCGACATACATAACGATTTCATCAACAACGCCGTCGTCGTCTTCATTTGTTATGCAAATACCGTTTTGTTTATCGCCGATCCAATATGTTTCACTTACGAAAACACCGAATCTGTTTGTGCCTTCACTCATAGTCTTTCTCCTGCGGAACGGGGAGGGTGGAATCTTTCACGATAACGTTACAATTTTCAAGTACTTCCACAGATTCAAATTTCCCAAGAAGTCTGCGTAGTTCATCAATTGTGATGAGGTATGGATTACCTGCGCCAACGAAATCTGTGTATCTGTTTCCTGACAAATGACCACCCTCAATTGGGAAACCGCATATCATTCCTTTTCCAACGCAAGCGATCCATATGTCTATATATTCGTTCACCTTGTCAAGGCCCTTAACTCTCAAAATTTGTCCTGCATAATAAGTCATTCCTTAATCTCCCTCAGGGCTTTGTCCCATTTTTTAATATTTTTCCAATATTTCATATTTATTCTCCTATGAAGTGCCCCGGCCTTTTTATGCACGGCCAACACAACCGGGGCTTTATTAAATCAAATAGCCGTTAGGAGAAATATTACACGAGCCGGGCGATATATCCGTCCTCCCGGTACGGCTCCGCTTGGTTTCCTGCCACGGATTCATCGTTTACACGAATGCAATCTCCCGGAAAGGAAGAATTGAGGTCTTATAAAAGCCCTGCAAAGCCGGATTAATGGATTTCCAAGAGTCATACCTGACCGTGTCCGGTCTGGTTAATTTGTGCCTTGCAGGGCACTACGCTATCGTTTTTTTTAAAGAGCTATGCTTTTACCGTACCATCTTCGATAACAAACCCGATCTGGCCGGACTCATCAACTTTTTCAATCTAAAGCTGGTAGTCCTGATTTTTAGCAAGATTAGAAATAGCTTTGATTGAATCACTGTCAAGATCATTTCCGTTCATACGGATAACTCTAAGTTCCGGATTCAGGGCCATAGAGATCGCCACAGAGACTTCAAGCTGCTTCGCTGTGTTGACCTGGTCCAGAGGAATGCCTGGGGGCTCGGAATGACATGGCCCTGTTTATTCGTCACCTTCACATAGGATTGCTCCTGTGTAATTTTTCGCGTGACGATAAGTTCCTCTGTTTCAATTATAATCTCGGCTGAATCCTGACCGTCCCGAATCGGTTTTTTCGGAAGATATTTCTTTCCGCACAAAGCCACAACGATCGCGTCAAGAACTGAACTCTTGCCGGCACCGTTCTTCCCAGTAATTAGTACTGTTTCGCCGCTTGGCGATATTTCCACAGCAATGAGCCGTAGGAAATTTTCTGCCTTTAAACTTACTATTTTCATGATTTCTCCTTTTCTGTGTTATTCACCAAACATTGACAGTAATCGCTTGTCCTGATTGATAGCCTTTGCCATGCCTTCCATCATTTTCTTCATTGCTTCTTTTTCAAACTTCTCAACAGTCTCTTTTTTCAGCTCAGCCAACGCCTCATTTGCCATGTCCGTGACTTTTCTGTTTATGGCATCGTTGATGTTGCGTTCAATGATATTCCTCCTGTTGGAGTCTGTTTTTTTCAGAAACGCCGTAAACTGCTTGACAATAGTTTCCTGAATTGTAGTCACCATTGGCTTGCCGTCTTTTGAGATTTCAAGTACCATTTCAGAAGTGGCCTTTGCGAAGCACTCTTCGACGTAGGATTTAACATTGTTATCAATATATTCAAGAATCCTGTTCTCGATGACGTCTAAGATGTTCGCTGTTATCCATGATTGATAATCCTTAAAGATGGCACTGCAAAGATTATCAAGACAATTGTCAATCGCAATTTCATCCATGCCGATAGTTGCCAGGAGCTTCCTCTTTGTTTGCTGTATAACCTCGTTATTGCGTAAATGCTCCAATTGCTTGTTCCTCTCCTCACTACGTCGATATTGTTTACAACTCCCTAACCGCGAACATTCTTCGCAATCATCTTCATTTATGTATTCGCCATTATATTCACAATACATGTTTATTTTCCTGTTCTGTGTGTTGGATTTATTATTTTTCCACCTGAGGCCTTCGATCAACGATATGCTTACCCGTTATGCAGTTTGGACAATTGCCGTTTTTCAAACTGTCAAACTCGCCATCACAGTTTGTACAATAAAAACGGCACTCCGTTGCCTGTTCGCCATCCGTGTCATTTGGAGCGTCTGCCTGCCCGGTTTCAGGATCAGGAATGTTTTGATCTTCATCGGGAGGTGCATTCGAAACTGTTGAATCAACCTGTTTTGCCTTTTTCATACGCTCCGTGAGTCCCTGGGCACCTGCCTTAGCTTCATTCGCTGTTTCCTCTGCAATCGCATCATATTGCTGATTGTCGGCATCAAGGACACCAATCAAGCGTTCGATCTCAACTGATTTCGGGAGATATTTAATTATCCGCCTCAGCACTGTTTTTCGTGCCATTTCGTTGAAATCCGTAACCCATGGACCATTATTTTTTGCCTTAGACCGGTCTTGAATTGCCTTTACCTCAGATAAAGACATGACCTCAATTTTCGGCTTTTGTCCGTCAATTTCTGCAACCGCATAAACCGCACGAATTTTTCCCCTATCGTCCAGTTCGGGTTCATGCTCAATAAACGGATTTGTTCCGAGCGAGAATCGAAATTTATCGTTTTCACAGACAACTTGGGCATCAATATACTTGACCTGGCCTGCGCGATAAACAAGGTCTATCAATCCCTGATAGCCCGGTATCATTTGGCATTCATAATTTCCGGATTTTCCGTTTTTAAACGGTACAAGGTATGCCTGCCCAAGAGTACCCGTGCAGTCTAATCCAAGTTCGGCCGAGGTAATGACCGCCTTCAAAAATGAATCCCGCGTACACTCCATCAATCGGGGATTCTTGCTTGTAGCAATAAGAACTGTCTTTATGAATTTTTCCCGAGTCAAATGCCTTGGAAGAACAGCTTTCAATGAATCTTGAAAAGCATCCCCTTCAAGCATTGTTTGCAATGTTTGCTTTGTGCCAACCTTTTGAATAGTATTGTTCTGTGCCATAATAACTAAGCCCCTTTCGCTTTGAATCGCGGCGTTCTAAATTCAGTTGGTTCGACAGTATATCCTTTTTGTTTCGTTGTAAAATAAGTAACGGTTCCGAGTCCGCATTCCCCAGCCTCCGCGTCTCCAAAAGTTCCAAGCATCCGCCTTTGAGCTTCTTGAAATTCTTTTTTGGCAATGAGGTGTTTTTCTTTTGCAGTGAGCCACTCCCGAACAAGATCATCAGAAATAATCGTGACGCTTTTAGGCTCACGACGCATTTTCTTGATGATCGCCATTGAAGGGATTTCGTCAGGAGGAATGTCCTTTAGTACGTGGTTTTCCCAGAAGTCGTGAGCGTTTTCAAGGATCATGTCAATCACGTCTTTGTTTCGCTTGACGCGATACATTGTGAATCCACGGCCGCCGATAAAAGCGGGAACATAACACATATCTGTTTCTGTGCAGATCATTTGCGTCTGTCCCTGTAAAATCACACGGTCAGGAATTTCGTCTGTTTCTTCGTCGCCCCACACCTCATTTGACGGAAAGAACAGATCTGTCGTTTTCGCTTCGACCGGCTCTCCGGTGCTGATTAAAATGCCGTCAAGATTCGACTCGATAACAGGCCACTCTTTGTACGGGACCGTAAGCTTTTTAGGATCGCGCTCAATTGGCCCGAGCCCATAACCGCTCTCTGCCCAATCCAAAACGGCAGGCTCAAAATAATTACCTGCATCTTTTGGCTTGCTTGATTTATCTCCATCGTAACGACGTGTCTTAAATGCCCAGATGTCATATCGATTGGCCCATTTGCTCAAGCCATTTATGGCGGCAATATCAGAGGCTCCGATATGATCACGCCTACGCAGTCTTTGCTCTTCGGTGATTGGCATAAGTCATCCTCCTTTCAGGATATTCACAAAGCATTCGTAGCAGAGATTTCCGATTAAGCATTCAGGACAGGTCCACTCTCCGCAGCTTTCGCACTGGACAACATCTTCATTTGTATAACGATAGCACAGTTCACAAAAGCCGTGCTGATCTGGCGTTGTTGGCCGGCCGATATGGACACGGTGAAAAAATGTTTCTGGCGGAGCGGGAAAATACATTACTTACCTCTCTTGATAAACATAAGGGGCTCGTTCGGAATAATCCATATCGCCGTAATTGCACACAAAATTGATTTGATAAGTTTTATACACACAGTTCATCCTTTCATAGATCAGGTTGGGTTTTTTAAAAAGGCAACCCGATGGGGCGTACACCGGGTCACCGAAAGTAGGGTGGGTCGTGAGACCCAGTGTGTTTTTGGAAGAAAATGATATTCGTCAGGCATCCCAATACTTCTAGGGCTTTTCTTAGGTCTTTGTTAACGCCACCGCCTCATTTTCAGGCCCCAAGGAGGAGTAGGGCCTTACTTGCGACCAGAATGACTGTTTGTTTCGTTTTAACGACTTCCCGGCACGACCTCTTGTTTCCGCCTGGTCGACATCCAGGAGGTCATCGGTTCAAGTCCGGTACTGCCCATTGACTGCCTGTTATGACTGCCTGTAGGCGGCGTTCCGGGCATCGCTTATATAGCCTTTACGGGGGGCTATATAATGTGCGTAAGTCGTTTCAATCTTTGAGTGGCCTAACACCTCTTTTAATTTTTCGGGTGTTAGGCCGTTTTCAGCCATGATCGTTCCGGCCGTCCCACGCAATGCGTGGAATGTTTTGTATGTTACATTAGCCCGATCAAAGATGCTTAATAGGGACCGTCTAAAATTGCTCTCAGGGCATTTCCTTACTCGCTCTGAAAGATTTTCAAATCCTTTTCGGCATAAAAATTGATAGCGATCGGGCTTCAAGCAAATATACGGCTGACCGGTCGGCAGTGTTGCATGTATCCGCAAAGCACAATGTTCGATCAGTCCCGTCATGGGAACAATTCTGGAGTCAGTGTCTTTAATTTTCCAGATCCACGTTTGAAGCGTTTGATCCTTTGACTGAACATAAATCTCTTGATTGATATAGTCAAGATCATTAACGGCCAGATTCAGGATTTCACCTCGCCTTAATCCAACAGTAGTCAATGCGATAATTAATCGCCATCGGTCATCCGGACACGCCGAAAACAACCGCCTGAGCTCGTCATCTTCATAAGGCACTTTCTTTTTTGCCCTATGCTTGATCTTGCGAACTTTTGCAAACGGATTGTTTTCGATCAGGTTTGCGTCAATGGCCCATTTAAACACGGTCTTAATTGCTTCGATGTAAATCTTGACTGTAACCGGGCTGTAAGGCTTGTCATTGACTTTTCTCTTAAGCATCCAGCCGTAGAACATCTGAGCCTGGATAACGCCAATCTGATCAATATACGGATCGCCGAAAGCAATTGAGAGATGATCAAACGCCGTGTTGACAATTCCAATACTTGACTCTCTTAGTTGACTATTTGCCTGTGCATATTTGCTTAACAACACACTTAGTCTTAGCCTGCTAACTTTGGACATAAAATACCTCCTTTCTTGTTCTGGCCGCAAGCAAGACGGCCATACAATAAAGGTTTTTTACGCCCTAGTCAACGGGCTAACCCACCCTATTTAATTGTGAAAGATCAAGGTCTAAATCGTAGAATATATTTTTTTCTTGACTTGTTGAGTCTGAATTTTGTATCTTTGAATTGATAGTTAAAAGGATTTCTGAGACCACTTCATGGACCGGCCTATTAATTTTTCTTGCGATTTCATTACCCGCTCTCACGACATTTTTATACCCGGGAGCCGAAAAGTTTATGCAATTTGTTTCTTTGTATAGTGGCATAGTGCTATTTAATCCCAAAAAATTCTGAATAACTCTAATAAAAGATAGCACAGAAAAAAGGCTTGTAAAGCGAAAAACTCTATTTTGTTCTAAAAAACCCTTTTGACTTCCTATAAGTTCTTTGCTATTAAGTGTTTGTATGATTAAAAAAGATCAGGAAAAAATAAAAAGATCGTATTATTTCCCCGAAACATTGGTTGAAAAATGGGAGAACTTCCACCCTGGCAAAAAACATGGATCCAGCCCAGAGGCGGCATGGATGTTATTGTTTGCGTTCTCAAATGATTTCGGAATACGGGAATTAGCAGGGCGACTGGCCTATGAAGATAATATTGATGCGGCTGCAGAGAGGCTGAGAGAAGAAATACGCAATCAGATTATTGACTCTGCGACCCAAAAGGCTTTGAGTGATTTAAAGATTGATCCTGACGAGCTCTTAGGGCTTTTGAGCAAGCTACAAGAAAAATCTTCTGAAAAATAGATAGGCTTTTAGTTAAGCGAGTATTGGTATTTTCCGAATTTTTTTCGTTTGATACCATTGGCTTTCTCCTTGAGGCCCAATTATTTTTAACAATATTCTTGTGAAATATTCAATGAAAAAAATGAAAGTTGATAATAAAAATAAAGATTCTATATATCAAAATTTACATGTATGCCTATCGGTTTTCCGGACTTAAAAAGTGAGGCGAATTTTTGGAGGTTGTTTAATGCTTAAAAAAATCATCAAAAAATCCGTAAATTGTTTTGGTTACGATATTTGCAAACTCAAAGTAAGACAAGAGCCAGATAAATTATCATCAGCGTTTGAAAGTGCGATGGTCATTTTGCTGATGATAAAAAAGAAATTAAAAATCGTTCAGGTCGGCGCCAATGACGGAAAATTTGCCGATCCACTTTACTATTTTGCAAAGGCATTTAAAGATAAAACGCAAATATTGCTCATCGAGCCTCAGGAGTCCTTAATTCCATATCTTTCTGAAAATTATTCTTTCCATCCCGATCATAAAATATGGGCAGGGGCGATAGGGCCAGGAGGGCACCTAACGCTCTATGCGATCAAAAAAGAAATCTGGCCGCTTATTAAAATGCCATCATATGCGAAGGGATGGCCTGTTTACAGAGCCCCGACAGGCGCAACATCAGGGGATCCGGAGCACACAAAGAAATGGCTATCCACGTATTACAAAGGAGACGCTGAGGCGGCCATAGAGACGATCCATCCTGAAAGCATGAAGCTTGTCCCGCTGCTTGACAAACTCGGATTAGGGCCGGAAATAGACGTGCTGCAGGTCGACGCAGAGGGCCTTGATGACCAGGTGATTTATAATTGCTCAATCGAAAAGACAAGGCCTAAAATTATTCATTTTGAATCTCACAGTCTTGATTATAAAATGATTGGGTTACGAAGGCATCTCGAAAGTGCCGGCTACTGCCTGAGCAACCAGGGAGATAATACGCTGGCTTTATATTGTGAATGTTTCTGACACGGCAAGGAGGCAGGACGTGGAAATTGAAATCACATTTAAAAGCATATTGTTTTTCTTGATTCTCTCGTTTATCTGCGGAATATTTATCCGGTTCGGATTTGCAGTTTCAGAATGGATTTTAAGTTTGTTTTAGCATAAGAGGACTACCATGCCAGGAATATACAATCCAAGCATAAATCGAAAACTAATAGGAAAATTAATTAATATTCTCGCAAAATGGTTCGGTATCGGTGTTCTAATCCGTTTTGGTTTTTCCTTCGCTGAATGGATCATGAGTATCTAGCAAGTCCAGGGCTTTCAATATTTTAAGCCCGGACTCAAACATAATATCGCTTTTGCCTTTTACGAAATTATGCACTCTCATGTAATGCACGCCAGACTCTTGTGCCAGCTTATACATGCTCCATTGTCTTTCGTTCATCGCTTTTATGATCATATCGCGTGGCGATTGTGATTGTTTTTTTGTCATATTTTCTCTCCTTTAAACGGGGATGGGTTAGACATAAATTGCAAAATTCAAAAATGAAGGTTTTACAAATTCAATTTTTTTTATCTTTTTGTCAAGTAGTATGAGCCTTTCGGCTACTCTGTAGAGGCAGTTAATATAGTCATCCCCAACAGAGCTTAGTTCTCTTGGAAATGTTTTTCGAGCCGCCTTAATAATTGTTTTTTTCTTGCAAACGTGATTTGGGAGGCTCTTTTTATACATATATAAAGAAATCATTGCCCCACCATCCCCTCTTTTTTTTGATCGCATAAGCTCTTCGTGAATACTTTTACGTTCTATTTCAAGAACCTCTTTAATTTTTCTATTTTCTTCATTGATGGCATTTGCGGAAATAGCATCTTTGTATAATGCGTCTACTGATTCGTCATCGAAATTTTTCCATTCAATATGAAAATATTCATCAAGAATGGAATTCATAAAGTCTATCTGAATTTCTCTCTTGCTCATACCATTTTCCTTAAGATTTGGATTTAAGCTTTTTTGAATTTCCGAGTTCTTGGGTTATAAATTTCGACGCCACCTCCGAAGTTATGATTTTTGGCGTACTCCTTTGCCTGATTTATCGAGCCATGAAATCCAAGATTCGTATTTACATACATAGCTCCGCATGCTTTTACAATTACCATCTTCTCAGTATTCATTTCCTATTCTCCTTTTTCCATTTCGTATGAGTTAGACTGATACAATTCCATAGTAAAAACTGACAGGCATCATAACAACACCGTCTCGTATAATACACTTTTGATTTTCTTCATCTATTCCGATTTCTGCATTTATCAAATCGAGCATATACGAGACTTTTTCAGCGTGCCGTCGTCTTTTATAAGCTTTATCACCTGTTGCAATATCGGGTTCGGCATAGTCGCCCCGATTGTCTGAGGCCATAGAAATCCGTTGAATAAGCCCCCTGAACTCGCTTGATTTCGTATCAATATCTTCGCCATTGGCATATCGTTTCAGTAGGTTAATTCCGCTTTTTATGTTCTTCCGACAGTCTTTGTCAACATGCGGAAGAAGTTCTTTAACCATATCTCTCATTATTTGTCTCCTTTCTTTAAAAAGCCCCCGCCCAACAAGGGCAAGGAGCCGGGTAGAAAAATGCTCACCATGCTTTGCCGGTAATGCTGTGGTTTCCGTCAGGGTTAAGATAGCACCCTACGCCTCCGTTGCCTCCGGTGACTAGGAAAAATTTTCGATCCGGGAACTGGACTTTGAGACGTTTTATTTCTGATTTTGCCTCCTCTAGCGGCATGTCTTCAAATGTGTGATTTTCAAGATCAGTAAGCCCAACCATTTCGATAGCATAAGTTTTTTCCATTCCTTTACCCTTTCAAAAAAGTTTTCAGTTAAACCCTCCGGCCGGGCTTGCTCCGGCCTGCCGCTGGAGGAGGGAAGTGCTTAATGCTTGACGATCCGGTAACTTGGGCGACACATCTCTCCATGCGACAAGACATAAGCGCCTGACTCCATCTCGTCAATATGGACTTGGGCTTCGGAGGCGTTGGAAAAAATCATAGCATCGTTATCCTCGTCGGTCAAAAACCCATCCGTTGGGGCACCGAGCGTGCTCGCTGAATAGCAGCGTGTGACCCATATAGCGACATCGCCATCATAATCATCAGGGGCGTCTTCCAGTTCGGCCTCGCGGGCGGCGGCGATCAGAGCACCTGTGAGACTATAAGGCACAACTGCCTCTTTGGCCGCGTCAATAATATCATCATCACCCAGCAGATCTAACAGATCATCATCGTCAACTCGCCAGTCAATGCCGTTATATCCATCGCAATTGGCGATAGATACAGCCTGGTTATCTTTGACCAGATGCCACTCGCTGCACTCCCAGCCGGTCTCATTGTCATAGGGATCAGCGATCTCTGCAACGTAGAGATCATGGCCGCCAAAAGTGCCCTTGTGATAGACATTGCCAAAATAGCCACCCTTGAGATCCTCAATTGTTGTGATTTGTGTCGTTTCCATTTTTCTACCCTTTCTTTGTCTTGTTTGATTATTAATAAGCTCGTTATTAACTATATAAAGTATACACGATAACGTTACTAAGTCAAGGGGGAAAATAAAATATTTTTCCAAAAAAAAATGGCCGCCCTCCTCGGCAAAGAAAGCGGCCAATGCACAAAACAATAAAGGAAAATCAAGTCCATTTATTTAAAGGGCATTTTGCATCCTTAACTTTTGTTTTTGCAGGCATATAACAGCGGCAGATTCGACAAAATAAATGCCTGTTTTTGGTGGAGGGATCTTGCTTCGGTAATTCTTTGAGAACATTCGGCAGGCGGGTATCAAGCCATGTCTGTTCAGCACATCCATGGCATTTTTTTACCCGCTGTGCCCACGCCGGATGTTTATACCCAGTCACTTTTGATAGGGCGTCTTTTGTGTAACCCTCGGCAATTTGACGAGTAATTTTAGCGCCTTTTTTGATTTTCCCGCAACATCCCATCTCAGCACTCCTCTGCTGTCGACGTGCTCACGTTGATTGATGCATATCTCGTATCGATCACTCTGTGAGAGCCTGTGATGTCAACAAGACAGTCATATTCCGAGTCTGTTTTATTCCAGATCCCTTGTGGGCCCGTGCCCTCAAGTGTGGCCTCGTCTGGGCATACGCATTTACCCGTCTGCACATAGCCATATATTAAACCAATCCCATATATGCCCGCCTCAGAGCCATGTTCTCCACACGGGAGACAACTGCCCTCGGTGTAAATATTAAAGCGATATGAGATCTCGTTATAAATCCGAAAAACCATACACTCAATTGAGCAGACAGGGGCGTGCTTAGAGACAAATCCGCTCGTGCAGCCCTGGAATTCCGGGAAATACCCATCCTGATATATACCGTGACTAAAAACACCAAGATACGCGCCGGAACCTGACACGTCAACTGGGTCAGACTGCCACACGCAGAAATTTGGAATTATCATGCCTTTGTTGTAACAGGTAAATAAATGATAATTAAACAATCCTGCCACGCCGTCAGAGTAAATATTATACAATATATACATATTCCCGGACCCAGGAATTTTAACGGCCGTTGCGGCCCCGCATGTGTCGGTTATACCTGTTGCCCTGACATAGACTTCGTTCGGCGTCGCTTCGGGGTCACAATACGAACAATCACTGTTTCCGCCAGCCAATGCGCAGCATGTTCGACAGGCCAAACCGTCCCGCCTGTATGCTTTTAATGTGCTTGGATTACGATATAATAGCATTAGTCAGCACAATCCCCTGCAGATATAACATTTCCGCCGACATATTCCCATCTGGATTCTTCGCTGTCGTATAGTATATAAATCCGATCTCCGGCACTAAACAAAGGGAAGCAATCCGACAAATTCGGGTTGCCCCCAATAATTTCAAAATAAACGCTGATAATTTCACCCGTTGAGTACGTATCAAGGTAGCAATCAATAGTTTTGCCCGCGCTCGATCCGCTTATGATGTAGGCCTTCCTGATCTGCGCACCAATACCTGAGACTTTTGGAATCCTTGCCTGGGTGGTATTAATGTCAAGTCCGATTGTCCATCCGCCCGGTGTTTTGTTGACACGGATAAACTGATCACCTCGGATGATCATTTTGTTTTCCGGATCGCCTTGTTTTTTTGTTCTTATCATTTTACAATGCTTTTAAAGTGCATACACCAGACGAGTCATAAGCAGACCAATCGTTAGTAAGCGTAATATTACCAATGTCATATTTTACAGTTGCCCCTTTGGCAATTTTCGGCGTTGTTACGGTTCCTGTAAACTTCGACAAATCTGCTGTGCCGGCAATTACATTTAATGCGGTTATTATGCCAGGTCCGGTTGCATTAAACGTGCCGCCTTTGATTGTAAGGCTTGCTATTGTTTTTCCTGAGGTATCATCGGTTGAATAATAAGCAATTGTCCCGGCATTAACAACCATAGCGGTCCCGATTGCTGAAAGCAGCGTACTTGATCCTCCATTAACGTTCAGATTGGACAGAGTAACGCCGTTTCCAATATAGACTTTTGAGTCCGTATTTTGGTTTGTCGTGTACAAAATGTTGATTGTGCCAACAGTTGATGTTTCACCGTCGCCCCATCCGACACCGACAACGCCTTTATAGACATTGATTATTTGAGACGCATGATTCGTTTTTAACCACACCGCAGGCTGGTCATTATTTGTCGTTGAATTGTACACATTAATCAGCGTATTGTTGTCAGACGTACTGATTAGTATCGGCACTTTTTGTGTCTTTGTTCCAGGCCCATAATCATACCCGATATTCAGCACATCGGGCTCAATAACCAGATAGGCCGGTAAATATCCGTCTTCAACGGCTTGGCCAATTTGAGATCCAGTGATATTGAGACTGTCAAGGGTTATGCCGTCCTGATCCATGCCGTATTTGACAATCGCATCCTCAACATGCACATCATCATCGGCAACCGGCACAGCACCGCCAGACCAATTCGCAGCCGTGTTCCAGTCGTTAGGCCCTGAGTTTGCGGTATTTGACGACCGAACAAAGGTCTGGTCATCAGCGGCACCTCCACCGCTTTCCGTGGTTTCGACCGTGACATAAAAAGGAACGCCGGCCGTGTCCGCAGAAAGCCTGACAATCGGGCTTGCGTCCGTAGCTGTTATCGGAGTACATAGCGGATCTGTGTCCGCATTCCACGCCGCAACTAAGCCCGCAACAACCGTAGCAATATTTGTATCCGTAGCGTCAAACTGCACTGTATGACTTGACCCGTTTTCGCCCGTTACGGTTATCTTAAATTCATCGCCGGCTTCAATCGTACCGCCGACAGTTAAATCATCTATTTGAGCAACAGAAGATGCTCCGCCAATCCATCGTATAATTGACATTAGAATATTCCTACATTAAAATCGACTTCTTCATAAATTTGAAATGACTTATACGCCTCTTCCTGGGCAGTAACGTCTGCAGGCGGTCTCCCGGTCCTTGGGTTAATGTAAACTAATTTTGAATCCCACGTATACGGACTGTATTGAAACGAGTAAGATACGTCGTAAAGCTTATCAAAAACAATCTCCGTTGCGCTTATATCAATACAAAGCCATTGTCTTGCGAATGCATCTGTATCAAGAAAAAACGGACCATTATTGACTTTTCCAACATACGTTTTTATCTTTTGAAGTATCCATGCGCCTGTTATTAGTTCTCTATGCCTCGCTATAACGGTCGGCTGTGTTGTTAATTTCGAAACCTCGGCCCCTGTGGAATCTGTTTTTCCGGCCATATCGTAATCGGGATGTGTATTTTCGAGAGAAGATGAATATTGATACGATAATTCCAGGTCGCTCCCCGCAGAATCAACATTAGTCATTATTTCAATAGGACTTGAATTTATGGTGAAAAATACATTTTCTTCGTTGAATTCCTCGTAAGTTAATCTACATTCCACAATATCAGTGCCTCTTGCTGACGGCATGATTGAAATCAAATAGGCATGTTGATATTCGGGATGCACATCTCCAAGCAAAACCCCAAGCGATTTAACGGCCTCTATCAACTTGAACGGGCCAGATCCGGAAAGCTCAGATACTAAAGCGGTTCTGTAAAATTTCCATCCAGCATCTGTTAATTCTCCGGAGTTTCCCTCAACAAGATCCCATTTAATCTTAGCCATTCAAACTTGTCCTTACATTTTCATCTAAGATCCTTCTAAGCAGTATATTTGTTTCCTGTTGTTCCGCCACGATAGGATTTGATGTTGCTGCTATATTCATTCCCGATACAGAAACAAACGGATTTAAGGTCGTTGCGTTATATGTGCTTCGAGTCGTATCCGGCGTGGCTTGGTTTTTTTTTGAATAGTCCGCAATGGCTTTCAGATATTCCTCGGTAGATAAAAGCCCCTCTTTCAATGCGTCACGGAGTTGAGCTATAAATTCCTTCGCCTTATCAAGCGGCGTTTTTAAAGAATCCTTTATGCCCTCTGCAAATGATCTTATTTTATCCATACGTGAGGCCTGAGCCTCCATTTCACGCATTTGGTTTGTTAGTTCTTTAAATCCTAAGTACAACTCTTTTGATGGACCCGCAGCCCAGTCAAACGAAAAAAGAAGTCTGTCCCATTTATCCATGTTGAATGTGTTAATTTGATCTTTTAAGTCCTGGAACCATTTAACAGGATCATCCGTCCCAGTTGAAAACCGTATTTGATTCATAGACAATATTTTCACAGATTTGGAGGCCTGATCTATTGATTTGGCGGCCTGCTCTGCCGTTTGCTTCACTTCTTTCAGCTTATAATCAAAATCCTCAATCGATTTTGTTCCGTAAACAGCCCATTCAAAAAACTTGTTAATTGCTGTAATACCTTTAGTGAGAGCGCTTTTAAGCGGTTCGCCAACGGTAATTGCCATTTCCTTCAAATTGCCCTTTAGCCGCTTGACCTGATTAGCATACGTTCCGGCAGTATTCGTCGCATCTTTCATCGCATCTCTTGAGTCATGCAAAATGATATTATATCTCAATAAAACTTTTTGCATATTCGTGAGAGAATCAAAAGAGTCCGTAAGCCCTGCCGCCATTGCTTCCTGTTTCAGCCTGGCCTCCGTAATTACAATGCCGTATTTCCTCACAGCCCTATGATTTCCAACGATGGCCGATGTAAATGCATCTATTGCCTCTGCGTCCATGACATTTTTTAAAGAGCCCACGTCAATGGCAAGTCTTGTCAGCGAAGATCCAAGATCCATCGCTTCGTCTCTGGCAAATCCTAAAGGAACGAAAGTGTCCTGAAGATCTGCCATGTAATTAACAATGTCCGTTGTGCTTCGTCCAATGGCTCTTGCCGTATCACTTGCGAATAGATAAGCTTCGTTTGAAAACTCTTTAAACGTCACGTCGAATTTATTCATTATTTCCTCTGCGTCAGAAGCGGCTTTTGCAATTTTTACAGTGCCATAGACCGTTGCTGCTGCGGCGGTAGTTGCAATCAGCCCCATTGACCGCAAAGAAAGCCCTGCTTCCTGTGCAGAGGAATTAAGATAACGCAGATATTTACGGCTTCGAAGCATCTTAGCTTCGTAATCTGCCGTATAAGCCCGCAAAAACACTTTTAACGTTCCAACAGTAGCCATCAAATCCTCTTTAGCCAGCTTAAAACAGTGGCTGTATAGATGTTCCTTACAAGCCTTTTCATTTGATTCGCTGCACGTCTCATAAACGGTATTGGAGCAACTTTTTCCATCGTCCTTGTTCCAAAAAGCACTTTGATATGTCCATATTCAATAGCGGTCGGAATATAGGTACGTTTCCCTTTATGGCGAGATTCGCCTTTTGCCTCGTGGACAAATTCGCTGACGCCGGCTGCTGGGCCTATCGCTATCGCATAAGGTTTTTTTCGCGTTTTTTTGTAAACCTTCATTCTCATGTACCTGGAAAGCATGGTCCCCATCTGGCCGCCAACCATTAAGGAGGCATTCCCTTTTGCTTTATCGCGAAATGCACGGCCCGCAGACTTGAGACCTTCGTTCGAAGCTTTGTCCGATATTTTATTTGCAAACAAAGTCAGCCTTTTGTTTACATTTTCAATTCCATCGATCTGAATGTTTTTCATTTGAAACCTACTGCTTTCAAAATAGCTTTCATCTCAGCCATTGTCTTTTGTCTTTTCGGGCCGAATTTTAACATGCACTCTTCCGGCTTCACCGCTTTCTGCTTTTTTCCTCTGAAGATGTTGATCAATGTCGAAATAATCGTCGCATTATGCATATCGGCACGTTCATTTCCGATAGGATCGTATTGACAATAAATCTTCCATTCAGTAAGCTCTCTACTGTCTACCCGGCCAAGAAGTTCTTTGACGGTCATTCCCAAAGATAAGGCTAGTCGGAAATAGAATCGTCGTTCTGGCCGGTTTCTGAGTTTTTTTCAAGCTCGTCAATGTCTTCCTTGTTTATGCCGTTAATCCTGGCTGCTACATCATAAATGCGATTAATGGCTGGCGCAGATTTTTTTCCTAACGCCTCTGCATCTTCGTCGGAAAAAATTCGCTTCCCTGAATCGTCAACAATGCATCTGACACACAAACGAGACTTAGAACCAACGTAAGCAATGCTTTTTTTATCTGCTTTCAGCATCGATTCTTCAAAAGAGTCCCGTTCAAGGCCTGTCATTGTTTTAACAATAACCGATCCGTTCCATTCAGGCACATTAACGACTTGAGTCGGAAGATCATTTGCAGATAATATCTGTTCTTTTGTCAGCATAGTTATGATCCTGAATTTGCGGTATGGCTCAATGCCCCTGTTAGTTTGATGGTAACATTCATTGTTACGACATCATCCGTGGCACCTGTACATTCAACGCCGGAAATAAAACCGCTCGCTGCCAGCTTAGAACCCGTTACGTTATCATTAAAAGTAACTGTCCAGACCTCAGGATCTAAACCAACGTTTGTATAAATATCATTCGCAGTCCCACCGGATGCACCATCGTAATTACAGGTAAATGTGATCTCTCCTGCATCTTTTGTCGCGGCAAGAAATTCTTTCCATTTATCTGTTGAATCCATCGTGGTATATTCTGCGACAGACACAGAAACTGATCCGGCTGTTAGATCGGTGATATTCCCAATCGTTCCGGTTGTGGCACCAACAAGAGTTGCGCCATGGCCTATAACTCCGTCACTCATTTCAAACACTCCTTGTGCATGTTAATTCCATAAATCTGTGTATTTCACGGTAATCAGAGATTGAGTTAATCTCATAAGTATCAGATCCTTCAACGACCTTTGATTTAATATCAATTGCTGAATTATATCTGATCGTAATCTTAAATTGCTGAGAGCCCGTCAATCGCTGCGCCTCTCTGTCCTCAGATCCTCTTAATGGCTGAATGTCTGCCCAAACAGTAGCAAAAGTAGACCCTGACTTCGAAGGATGACCCGTGCTGTCCTGTGTCTCAGTATAGCTTTGAAGATTAACGCGATGTCTCAGTCTACCTGCCCGCATAAAACACCCTGTCATTCAGTAGCGATGTTGCTCCCATCGGTATGTTTTGAGCCGTTAAGCCAATAATCGAGTTCTCCCTGTTCTCATACAAGTGTCCTACAATAAGCTTCATGGCCGATTTAACTCTAGACGGTATCTTGCTTGCGTCAGCGGCCGTTTCGCTGTATCCGGTTTTATAAATGATTTGGACAGCATTTCTGTCCGCAAGTGTCGTAGGCCATGACTGACCATACGCCAAAATGATCCGCCCAACGTTTGAAAACAAATCAACGTCATAAATCGACGTGTCTAATGTCTGCCATGTATCCGTATCATCAAGATATTTAACACTGTCGACTGACAAAATTGGAGGCCTCGGCAAATAAATCACGTCAGAACAAAAAGAATCCATGTATAACGTTATGGTCTGAGTCATATAAGATCTTCCCTCGTAATCCTCACACCATTGCCTCGCGGTTTTTATAAGCTCATCAATCAAATCGTCATCTGTTGTATAATCAACTTTTAGATGCAATTTTGCTTCTGTCCGCGCGACAGGCTCATTCGTCGGTTCTGTGGTAACTTTCCAATTCATAAAATGCTCAAATATGGGGCGGAGCATACACCCCGCCCCGGTTAACGTTAATCAGTAATTGCAGCAGGGGGTGTCGACTGTTTGTAACGCAACTCTTTAAGCACATAAAGCACGCTCAAAACAGTGCCCGAAGCGTCCCCGGTACCGACGCGGACACAATCAAACCCATTATCCGTGTCAAGATCTTCAGCATCGATCTCAATCACGTACAGGAGGTTTTTGTTATCCGTATCATCCGTCGTGAATGTGTCACTCGTTACGGTTGTCTTTGTGAGCGTGTCGCCGGCCCCAGTGTCTTCATTGGCCCATACATGGCTGAACCCAAGAGCTTTTTCAGACGTTCCCGCTACGGCCGTTGCCTGTTTCAGCGTGATTGCCGATCCCGTGACACTTGTCGAGTTGTCAGCCAAAATATAAATAGTAAGGTGCCCTGCATTTTTCATGCTGACATAATCCGGCGTTGACGTACTCGGCGTAATAGGGGCAAGCCCTGTTACTGGTTTTTCAATTTCAACACTTTTCATAATCTTTCACCTTTCTTACGCTCTTGCAGCGATTTTGAGGAAGTGAGATTGAGTATTAGACCCTTTGTATGGTGTCACGGCAGAATTCAGCCAGGTCTGACCATCCACGGCAAAGATGAATCGGAACGCGGTTTCATTGTAGTCAAACCTCAGATGAATACTCATTGCAGAATCCACGCCTGCCGTATAACCAGTGACATAGCCCATCATATCAGCAAGGATCACATCGCCGGCATCGCCAACAGTCTGGCAGTACTCAATCGGCATAATCGGACGGCCCTTGAGGGTGTAATTGTCAGCGTTGTAGACCTTAACTGCAAATCCGCCGACAGTGGCCGTCCCACCAACATCCGTCAGTGGAATATTAATGCCGTCGAGCTGAGGATCAACATCCTGGTTAATGAGCCATACCGCATTGCCTCTTGACCTCGCAAACAAACGAGCCCACATCTTATTGATATTTCCGGCAACAACCGTGTCGGCTGCCTGGGACGATTCTTTCGTGATAGACACAACACATCCGGAACTGAGAATTCCAATTGGCTTTCCAACACCGTCACCGTTAACAATTGAATCTCCAATGAGGAAGTTGATCTCATCAATGGACGCGCTTGCCAAAAATCTGCTCAATGCAGAGACGTTCATCAGTAATTCATCCGTTGCATAGCAAAGAACGCCAAGCTTTTTAGGCTTCAATGCAATTTTGCGAAATGCCGGTTTAGACCCGGTCATTTGAGCCGCTTCCGCAAGCCAGTAACCGCGAACACCGCCATGTCGAGAGCCGGCTGCCCTTGATGTCTCATTAACCGCAGGCATTTCCAGAGTCTGGCCGACCTGAACCGGATAACTGTCAGTCATCCCCAGCAGTGACTCAGAACTGAATACGCCTTCATAAATTCGATCAGAGAATAATGGAGGAAGCAAAAAACCGCCATCAGATCCGACACCGATACTCATACCGGTTGCAGCGGCATGCTTTTCAATAATTGCAAGCTTGCTGCCTTCCTGGAGCCCACGGTTTCCGGCGTTTTGAACTTCAAGGGCAAATTCACCAATACCCTTTTCGTAGCCATAATTTTTTGCTTTCAAAAACGCGGGGGTTCCGTCAGTGACTCTCTCGACAGCATTTTCGACTTCAGCATTTTCGGATGCAGGCGTTTTTTCAATGCGGTCAATGATAGCCTCTCTTGCATCGATGCGAGTTTGAAGTGCATCTGCCTCGGAGACAAAGCCGTCATACATCGACTTTTCTTCCTCAGTCATTTCGCGATCTTCATCCTCGGCGATCTTCAGAACGGCCGCCGCACTGTCAAGGGCTTTTGCCTTTCTGTTTTTTAACTTGAGTAATTCATTCATCTTCTTATTCCTTGTTCAGTTGTTGTTTTAACACTATCCGTGCTACCGCACACCATGGCTACCGCCATATCAAACCAAAAAGAAAAGGGACCTGTCTTTCGACAAGCCCCCGTAATAGGCTGCGATGATTACGGCATCAAGCGGGTCATGACTCCCGCCGCTGCCTACTTTCTTTTTGGATTTAACCTATCTTCGTCTTTTGATCTCCAAACTGGCTCTTTTATTTGAGTTCGTTTTTCTACTTCCGATCATATCTTTAATCACATCATCAAATGTTGCAATTCTGTCAACCATTTTTGCTGAAAGTGCATTTTTAGCATTTAACATACGGCCTTGACCAAAATCAGACTTTACTATTGAAACCGTAACGCCTCTGTTTCTGGCCACGGCACCGACAAAAGCATCATAAGTATCATTAACATGACTTTGATAGTAATCAATAGCCTCTTCGCTTAGCGACTCAAACGGGTTCCCTTCAGCCTTATATTTTCCGGCCTTGATAATTGTATATTTCAAGCCTAAATTTTCATCAAGTTTTGATTCATCGACGTGGATAGCATACACTCCGATAGACCCGACATCGCCTCCTGGCGTTACAATAAACTCATCAGCCGCAGTCCCGATCCAGTAAGCTGCAGATCCGGCCATCGAATTTGCGACTGAGACAATAGGTTTTTCGCCCCTGGCATTATAAATCTTATCAGATAATTCCTGGACTCCCCACGTAGATCCGCCTGGGGAGTGAATATTTAAAACGACAGCTCCGATCCCACTGTCTTCGATAAGCGAATCAAATACTTTTCCGACATTTTCAGTCGATGTTCCGCCAGACCATTCAGTAAACATATCGGCGTGCTGCACAATCGTTCCGAATATATTCAAAACAGCAATTTTGCCTTTAACATCTTTAAAGCTCGTCGCACGCCTGGCCGCCGCTTTTTCGTAAGGCTGGTTGTTGAGCCTCGCATTGAGCATAAACAATATTTCATCCATTTTTTCAGGTATTATCGCCCAAACATACGACTGCAAAGCCTTTATTATTTGATTATACTCATGCATTGAATTGCCCCATAATTAAAGTATATATACTGTCTTCTAAATTATTCTCATCAATTCCGGACTGCATCGTCATTAAACGTGGATCAGCAGACACGCCGAATGGCTGCAAAACTAATTGAATATATTTATGATGTTTGGCGTAAAACTTTTCAGTTCTTGCTCCGTTTATTTCGGCATTTGCTATGCGGCCCGCGGCATCTTTTGCAAGCCGATCAATGACATCAATGCTGGCGTTTTCATTTGAATTGCGATTATTGCTCGATGTCATATTCATCGGTGTTAAATAAATATCACCGCCATCTCTCGGATTCATATTTTCGAGAATCCTCACTTCGTTCGGCGACATAACACCATTGTTGATATATTTTGAATATGCTTCAGTCCTGGTCTTAACGTCACCTCTCAAAAGGCCTTCAACTAAATGTTCCGCAAAATACTCATCGCCATCAACAACAAATAATGATTTTGATGCTCTTTTTTCCCACCGCTTTAAATGCGGCATTAACGTATCAGTAACAAACTCAGTACTTTGATGCTCAATATTTGTAAATGTCGCCCTTAATAAATGGGCAATTTTATGAGGCGGCATTCGATACCATCGGCATACTTCTTCAATTTGAAATTGACGTGTCTCGATAAACTGGGCTTCCTCAGGAACAACCGTGGTCTGAGTCCAATCCATCCCTTCTTCGAGTATCAAAGTCCCGCTTTTTGACTGCTGAGCAACTGAATTTCTAAGATTATCTCTTGCCTTATCAGTCAAAACCTGAGGGTGTTTTAATACCCCGGACGGTCTTGCTCCGTTTTGAAAAAACATGGAACCAAATAATTCAGCGGCTCTGGCAAGACCAATTGAATCTTTTCCGGCCTGAATAGGTGAGATTCCGTAATAACCATCAACAGACAATCCCTTAAGATGAAAAACACGCCCAGGAACTAATGCCCGTTCAGCGCCGGCATCTTTAAAAACATACCGAATGCTTCCATCGTCCATTTTTTCAATCTTTACCATTGTCGGATGAGTAGGCATTTTTAACGATTCAGGCTGCCCGTAACGATTAAAAACGATTTCAGAATATGCATTAGCGTACAAATTAAGATGCGTCTGCATCTGCTCACGATATTCGTAATCTGTCTGAATCTCATTCGGTTCATTTTGAAATATCCTATAAACAGGATGATCAGGAGCCCGTTCCTTTCCGCCGCTTGGCATGCGCCTATAAACGATAAATGGCAACGATGCAACACTCTCAGAAATTACTCGATTGCAGGCCCATATCGCAGAAACTCTTAACGCGTTTTCAGGCGTGATTTCAACACCTGCAGCGGACAATGCAGAAATAGCGCTAAACCAGAAATCGTCCCACTGAGACCGGGAAGATGTCTTCACATAACCGAATCTGCTGAAAATTTTATCAAAAAATTTCATATCACTAATAGTCCGCGAATCTCATATACTGACTCTTTTTTTTCAGGCTCAATAAGCATAATGCCCATCGCAATAATCGCCGCTATAATGCCGTCAATTTTTTCTGAGGATTTTTCTTTTACAGGCCTGACATTGTCATTGGGATCTCGATACACAGCGGTATTACTTGCCATCCATCTAAGGACAGGGTTCCCGTTATGAATAAGCTTTTCGTCAACGACTAATGCAGATAATTCCTTAGTCGGCTCGCTCATGTTCTTGATTGTCTGAGGATACTCAATTACCTTCGACGAATCCATACCGTCAGAAATCAGTCTTTGATACAGGTATTCAAAATTCCACTGGTCAAATCCCATTTTAATCACATCAAACATTGACCAAAGTTTACAAATATCACTTTTTATATATTCATAATCTGTTCTTGATCCCTCTGTTAATTCCAAATAGCCCTGTTCGGCCCATGCTAAATACGGGACCCTGTCTTTCCTGCTGCGTTCCTCAGCACCATCACGAGGGCAGTAAAATTTTGGATAAAGCACTACGCGGCCATCTATCCACGGAAACACGCATAGAATTGCACCAATATCAATTTTTGAATTCAGATCCACACCAAGATAGCAAGGCTTCCCGGATAATTCATCCAAAGAAACTGCATCAGTACACATGTTCCATTTTTCAATATTAAAAAACTTTGTGACCTGTGTCGTCCAGATATTAAGCCGTTTTGTCAAAAAGTTGTTTACCGTAAGCGGATCATTTTGTGCCTTCCTACACATCCGCTTCATATCTTTTTCATAAAGTGACACTCCAAGATTTGGATTTGCCTTAATCCACACTTTCGGATTCGTCCAGTCATCAAACAATTCTCCCGTTGTTTCATCACGATCCAAAGTATAAATAATTGCAAAATAACTATCGTCCTCAATCGTGCCCTCAAGTACTTTTATCGCATAATCCCTCTCGAGATAACACGCTGACTGAACGTTAAAACCTGCCGTTGTAATGATAAGCAGTAACGGCTGACTGCGGGCGCCAACGGCAGAGTCCATCACATCAAGCATAGATCGATCTGGATGGGCATGGAATTCATCCACAAGAACCATGTGAGGATTTAAACCGTCCTGGGTCTTAGAGTCCTTACCCAAAGGCTTCCAATAAGATTCAGTGGCTTCAATATATGTTGACTTTTTATTTATCTGAGCAAGGCCTCCGAGATTCTCAGACTTTTTAGTCATTCTCTGGCCTTCGTCAAATGTAATTTTTGCCTGATCCTCTTTTGTAGCAACAGAATAAATTTCGGCCCCGTTTTCGCCATCAAAACCCAGGCCATAAATTCCTGTAGCAGCGATCTGAGTCGATTTTCCGTTTTTCCTTGCAACTTCTTCATAAGCAACATTAAATCTCCGGGTCCCATCATCCCGCTTCCAGCCGAAAAGAACCCAATCAACAAATTGCTGCCATGGCTCAAGAATCAAATGCTGTCCTGCCCATTTCCCTTTCGAATGCTTGAGCATTTCTTTTAGGTCGATAACGGCCTGAGCCGCCTCTGCATCGAAATATAATCCTCTTTCATGACCATATTCGAGATCATCCAAATGGCGCCGGCAAGCCAATTTGACATACTTACACGCGGGGATTGCTCCGCCAAGTACGTCGTCAATGTACCTGTGAACGATGGCCTCAGATCTGCATTGAATTTCACATTCAGCCAGCATTTTTATTACGACCCTGATTCATCATTTCTTCAAATGGGTTCTTTTCCTTACCTTTCGGCAAATTCTTAATCTCAGAAATGTCGGCCGGTGTAAATCCAAAACGAGAACTTAATCTAGAAATTTGCAATTCCGCATCCTTCAACTGACTCGGGAATATATTCTGATTTTGAGCAAGTTCCTCGAACCGGGCCTGCCAAAAACAATAACGACCAAACGCCTCCGCATATCTGTCCGTCAGCAATTTATCTCTTTCAAGCTGAGGAGCCAATCGGTTCCAGATTTGAACAGCGCGATCATTACCCCTAATAAATTCCGGAATATCAGGAATGCAGATTTCCGGCTTCACCTCAGATGGATTTTCCCTGCAGGGCCTCAACGTCCCTTGCTTCCGTTTCAATTCTGTCGGTTTTCTTTTTCTACCTGCCATGTCTTCTTTGGGTCCGATTATTTTGGATGAAAAAAAAGCGAG